ATGTCAGAAGAGACCAAACGGGTAGTTGAAAGCCTGAATAAAAATGCCGAGAAGCTGACGCCCGCGCAGATGCAGCGTCTGAGCGATATCGCCTATGGCATGGCGCTGGCGAAGGAAGGCAAGCAGGAGGAGCGGAAGGAGGCGTAACGCCGGTGGAAGAAATCGAACGCCGTCTGGAAGAATGGCGGCGAGAAGACCTGCGGGAACGCAGACGGGAAACGCTGTGGAATTTCGCGGTCAACATGATCGTCGCGCTGGCCGCGCTGATCGTGGCACTCAAGGCTTGAGAATTGCAACGATCACGCCGACGGCGGAAAGCAGAATCGGGATGGAAACGGCCATGGCCTTTAGCCTAACGTGGTCATAGGCCGCCTGTCCGAGCGGGCTGAGCGTAACGACGGTGCTGTCGTCAAAACGGCAGTCGGAGAAATCCAGAAAACGAGGTGGAAGCGCCTCCTGCAAGCCGATGTAGTCAAACTGTGGGAAAGCGGCAAGAACGTCGCTGAGCCTGCGAGAATGCACGACCACAAAACAGATTTTAAATTGTTGAATCGTCATAAAAACACCACCCGCCCACATCTTACCATGCGGCGGGGCTGGTGACAAGCGGAAAAGGAGGCGTGAGCATGATCGCCGTTTTTGGGAAACGGGGGCCGGACGGGAGATTTCTCCCCGGCGAAACTTTTGAATTTAAGCATCCCGGCGAAGAAAACGGCGAGCCCGTGATCGACGCCTTTGCCCGCTGGGCGGCGGAACGATACCGCCGGGAACAGGAACAGAAGGAGGAGAAGAAGACGTGATAAAGCTGACCGTCGAGGATTATTGCCAAAACTGCCCGCTGTTTGAAGCGGAAGTGGAAAAGCTGACGGCATACGGGAGCACATGCGAGAGGCACGCTGAGGGCTTTGCTGATACAGTGATTAGATGTGAGCACGCAGAGCGCTGCGCAGCCATCGCGGGACGGCTCAGAAAGGAGTTTGGGAATGGATGATTTCCTCAAGTTTTTTGCCGAGAAGGTGCGGACATACCCAATGCACCTTGAGATCACCTATAGCAAGGTGACGGACTGGGGCGTCCGGGTGTGGCGGATGGGAACCGCCTACGACGGGGACGACGAAGAACTCGTCAACGTCCAGGACTGCGACGCGGAGCTGTGCTTCGCAACCGCGCAGGTGCAGCTGAAAAACTGGCTGCTGGAACACGAAGGAGGATACTGAACACCATGAGAAAAGCCAAAACCACCACCACCGTCGTATCCCTGATTGCGGCGGCTCTGCTGGCGCTGCTGATCACGGCGATGCTGACCGGCTGCTCGGAGGCAGACAAGGTCAATGCCAACATCAGCAAGCAGGCGGATTATTTTGAATCCGAGCGCAGGATCACCGTCTACAACGCCCGGACAGACAAGATCATCCTCGAAGCCGAGGGATACATGAGCATTTCCAACAACGGCAGCAGTGAGCTCGTCGTGACCTGCAAGGTCGGCCCCGGCGAGTACAAGAAGAATTACATATACTTGAACGACTACACCCTCTACGTGGTAGAGGACATTTCCGGGACGCACACAGACCTGTACCACTACAAGATGTACTTCCACACGGAATTCCCGGTCGATGTTGAGGTAAGGCCATGAAGATCAAGGAGCTTTTGAGCCTTTTCCGCCTGACGTGCGACGTGCGGGTGGTATACCTGATGCGCGCAAGCGAACAGCCGCAAATTCCGAACAGCAGCCTCGGCTATACGGGGAGCCTTTATCTTCCGGAGAAGACGAGGCAGCAGACGCTGACAAGCCTGAAAGATCTCAGCGTATTTGAGGATGGAGAGGTATCTGAATTCTGGGTCAACGGCGGCACGCTGATGATCCGGGAGGCGGGAGGCTGACCCATGGGGAAGGAAAAGACCTACACCCTCACATTGAGCGGGCAGGAGCTGCATGATCTGATCGAGGCGGCGCTGGTCTGCGAGTGCCAGGCGGCGCAGATCATCGGCGGGCTCAAGCGCAAGGGGCTGGATCTGGACGCGCAGAAGCTCGTGACACAAAACGCCCGTCTGGCGCGGCTCGTCAGGCGGATGCAGGAAGCAAAGGAGGATAAGCGGAATGCGGAAACTGATTCTCAGCGGAGACGATTGGTTTGAGCTGAAGCGCACGCTGGAGCTGCTTGTGATCGCAACCCACAATGAGGCCGAAGCGCTCGCCGCAGCCAAATTTGAGAACGAGGAAATGACCGAACGGGCTGCGCACCTCGCAAAGTGCGACCGGGAAAAGGTGAAGAAATACAAGCGGATTCTGGCGCTGGTGAAATCGGCAGAACGCCTGCCGGAGACGAAGGAGGACGCAGAATGAGAACCAATCTTGCAGAGCGGCTCGGGTATGAGCCGGAGGAATCGACCGAGGAGCGGCAGGCGCGGCTCCGGGAGGCATACCAGACGCGCAAGGCCATGCGGCGGCTGGCGCGGCTTGGGTGCTGCTGGCTGTCGGGCGTGGCGTTCGCGCTGTGCATCATTGCGGGGTGCGCCCACGCGGCGGAGATCGCCGCCGTCCTCGGCGGCGTGTCGCTGACGACGTTTTTGACGGGGATCTGGCTGTGACGGAGCAAAAGATCACGATCGACTTCCGCCCTGACCAGCTGGCGGACGTGATCGAGGCGGTGAACGCCTACGCGGACGATCTCAAGAATGATCGGGCGCTCCTGTGCGAAATGCCGCGCGTCGATCATGAGACAACCGACGAACTGCTCAAACAGGAGACGCGGCTGCAAAAGCTGGCGTACTGGCTCCTGTGCGTGCAGGATGAAGCGCTATGACGGCGCAGATCTACGCGCCGCGCCTGCGGCAGATCCCGTCGCCGTGCGGGAAGGACTGCCCCGGCCGGGAACCGGGATGCAGCGCACGCTGCTGCAGCTGGACGCTCTATGAGAGCATCCGGAACCACATCTACGACATCAACCACCGGGCCAAGCTCAGCCTGGAGCCGGACATAGCCGCCATCCGGCAGATCGAGCGGGCGGCAAATAAGGATAGGAGGGGCAAAAGCTATGCGGCAAAATAGTATCAGCTATCCGGGCGAACGGCCCGCGAGGCGCGCGGATATCGTCGAGCAGCCGGGCTATACCGGCAAGCACTATTTCGTGGTGGACTACGCCGGGCGTCAGCTGACGGTACACGCGGCGGATGAAACGGCAGCCATCGTCTGGGCGGCCAAGCGCTGGGGTTACGACTGGACGCAATATAAGTACCACCAGACGGCAAGTGTGGCCAAGCTCGGCTATCAGCCGGACAGAATGTTCGGATAAAAAATGCCCTCGACCGGTTCCAGCCGGACGAGGGCGGAGAAGCCTGCGCTTCTCTGTGAAAATCAAGTACAAGGAGAGTATAGCATGAAAAATCCATATTTGCAAGAGGTAACGGAGATCATCCGCAAGCAGCAGGGTCCGCGCGGCCCGGTGTGGATGTGCGGCGAGCAGCTGCTGGAGATGATCGCGCCGGATGAGGCGGCGGCAAAGCTGGTGCTGGACGATTTGAAGCACGGCGGCATGAGCCTCAAGGGCTGCGAGGCCGAAATCAGAGCGTTCGCGCAGAAAAACGGAAGCTGCTGCACCGGGGCGGAGGCTGAGAAAATCATCCGAAAATACTTCGGCCTGCCGGAGAAGACGGAAGCGCCGAAACCGGAGCCCGCCGCGCCTCCCGCGCCGGCCGGAAACATCGTGAATCTGGAGGATTTCTTCGGATGAGCGAACAGAGCAGCTATGAGGAGCTTCTGCCCCGCCAGCCGTCCGAGGGTGCGCTGGACTGGTGCATCCGGACGAAATTCAAAACAGAGTACGCGATCTACCGGGATACATATTACCGCGATCCGCTGACTGGCATACGGGAAAACGCAGTCTCCGTGACCTGCACGGCCTGCGGCGGCAGCTGGATCGCAGAGAAGGTAAGAGGCTCGGACTGCGGCAAAGGCTGGGCGCCGTTCGGCTTCGTGGAGGGCGTCATGCAGATCGGCCCGGAAGACAAATTCCACTGTCCACAGTGCGGCGCGGAACTTCGGGCGAAGCACATCTGGCAGCTGTCAAGGGCCGGGATCGATGACAACGTCTATTTCTGCGAGCCGTGGCAGCTGGGGGAGAAATTCGTCCTGCTGTCGTGGCGCGCAGAGCGGAACATCGGCAAGGACGCGCGGAAAGTTTACCGGATGTGGCCGTATGAGGCGTATGTGTTTGAGCAGCGGAAGAGCATCCGGCTGACAGGTTATCAGAAATTCATGAACACGATTAGTTATTTTGATCGCTGGCGGCAGACCAAGCGATGCGACGACAGATGGGGAAAGACGCTGGTTGAAGACTGGTTCCGCAAGCCGGAAGATCTCTCCGGCACGACCATTGAGAACGCCGCTCTGCCGCAATACCTGAAAGCGGCTGGAGACGAGGCGCGGCCCGTCGCGTATCTGCGCCTATGGCAGAAGCACCGGAACATCGAGAACCTGATCATGCAGGGATGCGGGGGTATGGTCGCAATAGCGATCACGCGGGAAACGCAGAGCTGGGACTACTGCGGCGGGCACAGCGCGAAGCTGGAATGGATCGACTGGAAACAGAAGCGCCCGGCCCGGATGCTGGGGCTCGACAAGCAGGAATTTGCGCTCTGCGTCCGGGAGAAATGGACGCAGGACGATCTTGCGAAATACAAGATGGTGCGGGCGCTTGAGCCGGTACGGCTGCCGGAGGACTGGAACCTGCTGAAAAAGCTGCAGATCTACGATCTGAACAAGCTGTGCAGCGAAAAGGCATTGCTGCCGGCCGCGGCTGGCGGCAAAAGCTTGCAGCTGCTGCGCGGCAGGCTGACCGTCATGCGCTGCCTGCGATATCTGGAACGGCAAAAGTCCGACATCACAACGCTGCTGGACTACTGGAACATGGCCCGGCGCGCCGGGCTTGACCTGCGGGATGAGCACGTCCAGCTCCCGAAAAGCCTCAAGCGCGAGCACGACCGGCTCGTGGAGGCGGAGCGGATCGCGCGGAATGAGGAAGAAAAGCGCAGGAAGCAAGCCGAGATCGAAAAGCGCCGCCCGGCCTTTGAAAAGACCGTCGCGCCGCTGGAGGCGTGGGCGTGGGAAGACGCCGGGATCTGCATCCGGCCTGTCCGCACCGAGGAAGAGCTGGTTGACGAGGGCAGTGCCCTTCACCACTGCGTCGGAACCTACGGCGCGACTGTGGCGCGCGGAGAAAGCTGCATTTTCTTCATCCGCCGCACGGATGCGCCGGACAAGCCGTGGTTTACCCTGCAGGTCGAACTGAAGACGCTGAAGGAGATCCAGAACCACGGTCTGCGGAACTGTGCGCCGACGAAAGAAGTGCAGGAATTTGTGAACAGGTGGCTCGAACACATCCGGCGGCTGAAGGTTGCCGGAAAGAAACATAAAAAGGAGGCAGCAGCATGAGTGAACAGAATCTGATGGTATCCCCGGAGAAGCTGGGGGCAGAGATCCGGGAGCTGACCCGGCAGGCAAAGGCCATGACGCTTTATTACGGCGTCGAGATCGGCAGGCGGCTGGAGGCCGCGAAGAGCATGGTTCCGTATGGCGGCTGGGGCGCGTGGCTGAAGGAAAACACAGAGTTTTCCCAGGCGACCGCGACCAGATTTATGCGGGTATTCAACGAGTACGGCGCGGCGCAGATCGGCATTTTCGGGGCTGTGCCAGAATCGTCAACGTTGAAAAATCTCAGCATTTCCAATGCGTTGCGGCTTCTGGCCGTGCCGGAAGACGAGCGCGAGGAATTTGCTGAAGCGGTCGATGCGGAGAATCTTTCCGCCCGGGAACTGGAAAAAGCGATCAAGGAGCGCGACGCCGCCCGGCAGGAGCGCGAAAGCGCCCTGCGGCAGGCAAACAGCGATTCCCTCCGTGCCGAGAACGCGAAGAAAGAGGCGCAGGAAGCCTATGAGAAGCTGCGCGGCATGGAAGATGAGCTGACCGCCGCGAAGGACGAGGCCTGCCGCATGGCGGACGAGCTTGAGGCGCTCAAGAACCGGCCCGTTGAGGTCGCTGTTCAGCGCGACGAGCAGGCGATCCGGGACGCGGAGGCCAAGGTCCGGGCGCAGGCGGAAACGGAGCTGCGCAAGAAGACCGACGAGTGGAAAAAACAGACCACAAAGACCGAGCAGGAGATCGAGCGCGTCCGCAAGGAGGCGGAGAACCTGAAGCAGCAGCTGGCGGAGGCAAAGGCAATGGCGGAAACCGCCTCGTCGGACGCGGAAAAGGAGCGCCTGAGCGGCGAAGTCGAGGATCTGCGCAGAAAACTCGCCATGTCCGACAAGGACGTGACGGCCGCGCACCTGTATTTCAGCCAGTGGCAGGCGGCATTCAACCAGCTGACGCAGACTGTCAGCCGCATCGAGGACGAGGACAAGGTCGGAAAGCTCTGCGCAGCCATCCGCGCCCAGCTGGCCGCGTGGGGGAAGGCAATGGAGGGCACGGCATGACAAGGCAGGAAATTATACAGGCGCTGCGGCAATGCGCCAAAAGGGACTGCTCAAGTTGTGGGATGTGCCCGATTTTCCAAGATAGGGAGTGCGTCGAGCATTTAGCCGCCGCGGCCGCCGATCTGATCGAGCGTCTGACCGCCGAGAACGCGGCGCTGCGGGAGAAGGTGCCGCAGTGGATCAGCGTGGAGGACAGACTGCCAATAGACCGTCTCAGCAAATATCTCGTTGCTTTTCGGGACGCGGGCGGCTCGATTGTAGATATGGCAAGATACTTTCCGAGCGACGGATGGACGTGCGATAACTGGGAGGTACCGCAGAACTTGATTACTCACTGGATGCCGCTGCCGGAAGCGCCGGAGGAAGGAGACAAGGCATGATAGCTGTTTTAATCAGCATCAGACCAAAGTGGTGCGAGAAGATCATAAGCGGAGAGAAAACGATCGAGGTGCGCAAGACGCGACCGAAACTCCTTCCGCAGTTTAAGTGCTACATTTACCGTTCGGTTCAGGACGGCGTCATCGGCGAGTTTGTATGCGACGACATTTTTGAAAGGATCGTCAGAGTAGGAGCAATCTGTGAACCGTCGAAATATTGCATCTGCGATTGGAACATGGACTGCACACCCCTTGATACGCTTCTTGCAGATGCCTGCCTGACAAAAGACGAGCTGGAGAAGTATCTGGACGGCGGCGTCGGCTACGGCTGGCACATATCCAATCTCAGGATTTACGATACCCCGCGCGAACTGCGGGAATTTTACGCTGTGCCAAATGAGGTAGAGGTAGCGCTCAAGGCAAAACCCAGGCCAATCACCCGCCCGCCGCAGAGCTGGCGGTATGTGGAGGAAGAGCTATGGAACGGCTGACATTTGAGGGGGACTTCTGCGACATCGCGCAATGCCGGGAGCTGCCGTGCCCATACAACGGCTCCTGCACTCAACGTCAGGTGTGGGAGCGGCTGAAAGCCTACGAGGACATTGCCGAGTTGTGCGGCGGGTTTGACCGCCTCCGCGAGCTTGCCGAGGCCGACAAGGACGGGCGGTGCGTCGTGCGGCCGTGCAAGGTGGGCGATAAATTATACAGAGTGTTTGCCGGAGAAATCTTCGAGCACCGAGTCGGGAGCATGAAATACTTCGCAATACAGGGAAAGTGGGACATTGAAACGTACCCGTTCCTCCCATCCGTAGAGAGCGGCATAGGGAAAACAATTTTTCTCACCCGCGAAGAAGCCGAGAAGGCTTTGCAGGAAATGGAGGGCGCGACATGACCAGAAAACGTGCAAGAAAGATCCTCATGTCTATCGGCACAAGCCGGAACCATGCAAACTGGGGGCTGACAGCAAAGCCGCGCTGGAAGACAAACGCCGGTGTGGTAGAGGATACGCTGATAATCACCCTGTACGCGAAGCTGCTGCGGGCAAGAATGGAGGGCAAGAAGGATGGCAAAACGTAAAAACATGATGGATATGATGGACATGACGCCGGTCTGTGAGCGGTGTGGGAAGGTCGCGCCGGTGGACGAAAAGCTATCGACTCCGAACTGGACAGTTTACCGGACAAAAGAGCCGTGCGAATGCGGCGGGAAATACACGGCGCGTGCGTTTTTGGACGACCGCGTGCTTTCCTCGTGCGATAAGGAGGCCGACCATGCGACTGATTGATGCGGATGCAGTCTACAACAAGGCGATGGAGAACCACCGAAAGGGCGAAATTGAAGATTGGGAGTTTGACTCGATTATTAACTATCTGGACGATGCGCCCACCATTAACACCGTAGAAATCGTGTACTGCAAGGACTGCAAACACAAGGTGCGAACCGACGCAAACGGTATTGTCATCTGCTCTGAGGAGCACGGCATGTATTGCCCAACCGAGAATGATTTTTGCAGATACGGGGAACGGAAGGAGGATCTGCCATGCGAATCATAACACGGACATTACGGCTGAAACACCGGGATGAGCGGTTTATGCTGTGCGATGCCTGCAACACGTCCTTTGTGGCGAATCTCCGCGAAGCGGCGCGGGTACAAGCGGACGATACGTTCGAGGACGGAATCGTTTACGATTATACGTTCCGCTGCCCTGTCTGCGGCGTGAACGTCTATCTGCCAAATGAGCGGACTGCGGTTTGAGAGCATGGCGGACATGCCGCCTAGGATGCGGGAGGCTTACGCGCGGCAGGTGCTCCCAGAGGCGCGGGCGCAGCAGAGCGCGGCCAAGTACCACAACGCGCCTGCCGAGCGGGCCGGGATCCGGTTCGACAGCCAGAAGGAGGCCCGCCGGTATGACGAGCTGATGGTGATGCTTCAGGCTGGAATTATCTCCGATCTGCGCCTCCAGCCCCAGTTCACCTTGCAGGAAAGCTACATCACCGAGACTGGCGAGCGCATCCGCGCAGTGCGGTACACGGCGGACTTTTCATACAAATTCGGCGGCAAGCTCGTCGTCGAGGACGTCAAGTCCGCGCCGACGCGGACAAAGGAGTATCTGCGCAACCGGAAATTCATGCGGTCAAAATTTGGAATCGACATACAGGAGATTTAAACATGCCGGAAGAAAAAAACGAGAGCAGCCCGCACGCAGGGTGCGGCCTGCCGAAAGGCGGAAACGCCTGCCAGTACGCAAAACTCGCACCGGATTTCTGTGAACGGTGCGGCTGGAATCCGGAGGAGCAGGCACGGCACAAGGCGCTGCCGTTCAAAAAGAGCGAGGACGGCCTGCTGCACAAGGATATCAGCACCAAGGAATAGGCAATCAGCCGGGGAACCTTATTTTTTGGACATATGCCGCAGCCGCTTTGCCTTGAGACGGCTGCGGGGGGAACTTTCCTCGGCTTTGCACCCGGCGCACGGTAAAACCCTCAAGCCCGTGCGCCGGGGATAAAAAAAGCGCGTGTGGGACGTGCGCGCGAACGGAACCAGTCAACGTTACCCCACCGTCGGGTCGGCATCGCCTGACGGCATCGCTTGCCTCCTTTTTATAAGCCGCCTGATGGCAGTCAAGGGCGGCTCGCCCGGAAATGCGCAGCGTTTGACAAGCGAGCGCGGCGCGCCGGTGCGCAGACGGTGAAAGCCCGTTCTGCCTACGGGGGGCCGGAATACCGGCCCCCAGACGAAAGGGATGTGAACGCATGAAACAGGAATTAATCAAGCTGACCTGCCCGCAGTGCGGGAAGGAATTTTACCGGACGCCGGGCTATCTGCGGCAGTACAGAACATACAAGCCGTGCTGCTCACCGAAATGCAGGAACGCAAACATCAAAGCAGTGCGGGCCGAAGGACACATACAATGCGGAGAGCGCATGCGCGCCGAAAACGGCGAGCTCCGCCTGCCGCACAGCCGGGTAAACATCCGTATTACAAGGCCGATCGAGGTTTATCCGGAGCTGAGCCCGGCCGTCGGGCAGATCTACCCGGCAGAAAAATACCGCCCGCCGACAAGCACGAAGCGGTACGGCTATGTGATCCAGTCCGGCGGCAAACGCATCAATATCCGCGCCGATGAGTGCGTGGAAGTGTGAAAGGAGTATTAAAATGGCAGAAATCATGGGAACTTTTGCGCACGACCTCGACAATTTTGTCGCGTACTACGAAAAGCTGAATTGGGATACCAGCTTCCGGGGCGAGGCATACCCGCCGCGCATCGTCATGGAGCAGTCCACGCCGCCGCTTTTCATAGTGGAGGACGGCCAAAAGAAGCTGGTGCCTAATCCGACGATTCAGATTATTGGCCGACCGGAGACTGAAGTTATTACGACCGGCAAGCTGCAGATCAGCAAGAAGGATTTCACAAATCTGTGCAACCGCGCCGCCGCGCTGCTGGAACTGTTCTTGCACGGGTTTATGCAGGAGCGCAAGGAAATGGAGGCGGCGCAGGGATGAGCAGAAAAGAAAAACGCCGGGAAGCGCTGCTGCTCGGCAAAAAAGATATGAGTTTTACGGAGATCATGCAGGCGATAGAGGCGTGCAGGGTGGACGACTGCGACAAGTGCCGGTTGAGCGGCGGCCCTATCGCAGGATGGTTCCCGAAGGATGTGCCGGACTGCTATGACGTGCTGCTTAAAAACGCGGCGAAGCAGTTGCGCCGCACCGGGAATTGGTGGCGCTGGGATGATATCTTCCACGTCTACCGCTGCCCGGCCTGCGGCAGGCCGCAGAAGCCGCACGTCGAAGTCTGGAAAAAGGGCGGCGTGAGGAAGAGCTTGCCGCGCCGGTGCCAATACTGCCAAGCGACTATGGAAGGAGTGGAAGGAGAAGAAAATGATCATTGAGATTTTGGAGCTTGCTGCTGCGTTGGAGTGGATCGCGCTGGGCGTGCTGGTTTTTTTCAAGTTGCGCAGCCTGAAACATCAAGCGGAGGTAACGCTTGAGGCGCTGGACGCAGCTGCGTGGAAAGCCATCATGCAGGAAGAAGATGTATTCCGCAAGAACACCCCGAACGAAATCAGGGCGGCATTCGGCTTTCCACCGATAACGCCAACAGAGAACGCAGAAAAGGAAATGTGCGAGAAAACTGATCGCTGAAACTGTGGCCGGAATCTCCGGCCACGCTTTGAGCGGGCAGAAAAAAACAAAGGAGGGCTACAGCATGCAATGGGAACAGGAATGTTTATTCGACGACAACCCGGAATACGATGCGTTCACGGAGAAATTCAAACAAAAAAGACAACGGACGACTGCTACACGCCACCGCTTGTTTATGATGCGATCCGGGATTGGGCGTGCAGTGAATATGGGATTGATCCGGCCTGCATCGTGCGGCCATTCTATCCGGGTGGGGATTATGAGCGTTTTGACTATCCGGACGGCTGCGTCGTGCTGGACAACCCGCCTTTTTCGATTCTTTCAAAAATCTGCGAATTCTACATAGACAGAGGGATTGCGTTCTTTCTTTTTGCGCCATCGCTCACGGCGCTCTCCGGCCGATCAGTTGTGCTGAGGATGAACCATATCATTTGCGATGCAGACATCACGTATGAAAATGGCGCAGTCGTTTGCACGGCGTTTGTAACAAGTTTCGGAGGAAACATCGCGCAGAGCGCCCCGACGCTCAGAAAAGCGGTCGAGCGGGCGATGCGGCAGATTAAGGCGGAGACAAAGAAGGAGCTGCCGAAATATACATATCCGGACCATGTGCTGACGGCAGCCATGCTGCAGAAATATGCGCACTACGGTGTAGAGTTTGCGGTTAAGCGCGAGGACTGCACACAGATTGCGAAGCTGGACAGCCAGCGCCCGATGGGGAAAGCGATTTTCGGCGGAGGCCTACTGCTATCCGAGAAAGCCGCAGCAGAGAAAGCCGCAGCAGAGAAAGCCGCAGCAGAGAAAGCCGCAGCACATATATGGGAATTATCAGAGCGCGAACGGCAAATTGTCGCAAGCCTCGGAAAATAAGACAGGGCGGGAGAAATTATGGCAAAGAGGCACAAGCGCCGGCTGTTTACAGGGGCGGTATGTACGCAGATCGTTTATACCGTGTCCGATGGTGCGGACCAAAAGACCAGCAAGCCGCGAAAGCCGCGCTTCCAGACGCAGGCGGAGCGCGATGAATTCAACAGCAAACAATCGCTGGATCGGCTCGTTGCGCTGATGAACGCCAACTTTTCACCCACGAGCCTGTATTCTACGCTGACGCTGGACGCAGAGAACGAGGTACATACCGCAGAGGAAATGCGCAGAGTGCGCGACAACCTTGTGCGCCGCATGCAGTATCACTATCCGGAGGCCAAAATCGTTGCTTTCTACGGAAGAGGAAAAACAACCAATCGCTTCCATTTGCATCTGGTAACAGAGGGAATCCCGGAAGAAGCTATCGGCGGGCTTTGGGGGCTCGGCAGCGTGATCGAGGTTCGGCACCTGCGAAAGCACAACTATTATATAGATGAGCAGGGAAACAAGATCGACCACGGCCAGGACTACACAGCGCTGGCAAGCTACCTGCATGCGCACTGGAGAAAAGAATTCGGCGGCCACCGGTACAAGGCGACGCGAAATTGTATCCGCCCCGAGCCGGAACCTGCAACCGAGGCCGTGCGCGAGTACAGTCCCAAGCATCCACCCGTCGCTCCGCGCGGCTATATCCTCGTCGAGGCACGGACGACGAAGTACGGGTATCAATATTATAAGTATGTAGTCGATCCAAGATCAGAGCACAAGCGGAACGGGAGCCGCTTAAATTAAGCCTTGTATATGCGTAAGGTTTTAGCACGAAGCAGGAAGGAAGTGGGAAAGTGTCAAAGACGAGATACTGGTGGTACTGGAACGTCTGCCGCACCATCGGCGAATTCCCGAAACTGGACAGACAGGTTCGGGACATGAGCCGCCAGAAGATCACGCCGGGATATTCTGCACAGCCGGGCGGACATTCCTCCGGGCGCGCCGTCGAGGATATCGCTGTGCGCGTTTTATCTTCGCGGGAGTACGAGGACTATGCTGCCGTGCAAGCCGCGATCAATACCGCACAGACATGGCGGGACGGAGCCGATGTGCTGGAGATCGTGCGCCTGCACGCATGGATCTGGCCGAGGGAAAGCCTGGAATCCGCCGCGCGCCGGGTGCATGTCAGCCAGTCGACAGCCAAGCGCATGTATAGCCGTTTTGTATACGAAGCGGCGCGGGAGCTTGGCTACCACAAAAGTTGAGCTAACAGAGCCTAAAATCTGTGCTACAGTGATAGCGTGAAGAATTGGAGGGAACAGGATGCAGCCATGGGCCGCACGCTTTTACGCGTCCGGGCGCTGGAAGAAATGCCGCGCCGGGTATATCAAGTTCCGACGGACCATCGACGGCGGGCTCTGCGAAGAGTGCCGGGACAAGCCGGGCTATATCGTCCACCACAAGCGGGCGCTCACGCCGGACAACATCACCGACCCGGACATCAGCCTGTCCTACTCCAACCTCGAGTTCGTCTGCAAGGACTGCCACGATCAGTTCGACGGTCACGGCGTCGCAAAAGCTCTGACGCAAAAAATCTTCTTCGACGCCGCTGGCGACCCGATCCCCCCCGTCGCGCGAGGCCGGGGCGCCGGCTGAATCACCGCACGCCCTACCTCGGAAGAATACGCAGGCCGTTCACGAGGCCCCCCTACAAAAGCGCGGCGATAAGTAATCTACGCGCACGCGCGGACAGACGGCAAAAATCACGCGAAAAGGAGGCGGTTTTTGTGGCGAACAGGCAGGAAAAGACAAAGGAACAGCGTATCCGCGCCGAGAAGACCAGACTCCGGAGGATCTACAAGCTTCTGCCGAAGGAAGCGGCCGGGACTGTCGCGGGACTCATCGATCAGGCGGCCTTTATGCGCATCGAGTGCGAAGACATGGCGGACGACCTGCGGGAAAACGGCTGGACGGAGAAATTCCAGCAGTCGGAGCGACTGGAGCCCTATGATCGCGCCAGGCCCATCGGGCAGGCGTACAACTCGACAAACGCGAACTACCAGAAGATCATCAAGCAGCTCACGGCGCTCCTGCCCAAGCCGGACACCGCGCCGAAGCAGGAGGACGACGGCTTTGCAAGCTTTGTCCGGGAGCGTGACGAGGAATGAAACTCACGCGCTACCAGGCGACCTACAACCCCATCCTCGAATACTGGCAGGCCATACAGGACGGCCGCGAAGTCGTCAGCCTCAAAGTGCAGAAAACCTACCGGCACGTTGTAGAGCAACTGGGAGCGGAAAACTCCGAGTTTTACTACTCGCCGAAACGTGCCAATCACGTCCTAGAATTTTTTGAAAACTACTGCCACCACTCCAAGGGCAAGGCGGGCGGACAACTCGTCCGGCTGGAGCTATGGGAAAAAGCGCTGCTGGCGACTGTCTTCGGGTTTATCGACATCGAGGGAAACCGCCAGTACCGCGAGGCCATCCTCATCGTCGGCAAGAAAAACGGCAAATCGCTGCTGGCCTCCGGCGTCGGCCTGTATCTCCAGCTTGCGGACGGCGAGGCTGGCCCAGAGGTTTACGCCGTGGCAACCAAGCGGGACCAGGCGAAGATCATCTGGCAGGAAGCAAAGCGCATGGTGCAGAAATCACCGGCGCTGCGCAAACGGACGCGCTGTCTGGTCGCTGAGCTGGACAGCGATTTCAACGACGGCGTTTTCAAGCCGCTGGCCTCTAACAGCGACACCCTTGACGGCCCCAACATCCACGGGGCCATGATGGATGAGATCCACCAGTGGAAGAGCGGGCGCGCCCTGTACGACATTATTGCCGACGGCGTGACGGCCCGTGAGCAACCGCTGATCTTTATCACCTCCACCGCGGGCACCATCCGCGAGGACATCTACGACGAGAAATACGAAGAGGCCGAGCGCATCATAAACGGCTACGAAGATCCGGACGGGTACCACGACCCGCGCCGGATCGCGTTTATTTACGAGCTCGATAAGCGCAGCGAGTGGACAGACCCGGACTGCTGGAAAAAGGCAAATCCGGGGCTCGGGACGATCAAGTCCTACACGGCCCTCAAAGAGCGGGTCGAGCGGGCGGAGAAAAACCCGGCCCTCGTCCGCAACCTCGTCTGCAAGGATTTCAACATCCGCGAGACCTCCAGCGAAGCCTGGCTCAACTTCGAGCAGCTCGACAACCGCGACACCTTCCAGCTCGACAAGGAAAACCGCCGCCTGATTTGGCAGCACCACATGGCGGACGGCAAGACGCAGGAGCGCGTGCTTTCCTACCCGCGATACGGCATCGGCGGCGCGGACCTCTCCAAGACCACCGACCTGACGGCGGCGAAGGTGCTGTTTCAGGTGCCGGAGCTGCCGGATATCCTGTTTGTGCTGCAGATGTACTGGCTGCCGCAGGACCTTTTGGAAAAGCGCGTGACCGAGGACAAAATCCCATACGACAAGTGGCATGAGCGCGGGCTGCTCCGCCTGTCCGAGGGCAACAAGATCCGCTATGAGGACGTCAAGGCATGGTTTGTCGAGGTGCAGGAAGACCTCGATATTTTTATACCCTTTATCGGCTATGATGCGTGGTCGGCGTCTTACTGGACGGACAGCATGGCGGACTACTTTGGAGCAGAGGCCATGATCCCCGTGCATCAGGGCGTTAAAACATTGTCCGAGCCGATGAAGCGCTGCGGGAACGATCTGAAGTCCAAGCGAATCATCTACAACAACAACCCGATTGACAAGTGGTGCATGGCAAACACCGCCTACGACGAGGATAAAAACGGCAATATCCAGCCGCACAAAACGAGCAAGTCCACGCGCCGCATTGACGGAACGGCGGCCCTGCTCGATGCCTACACGATCTACGATCAGAAGCAGGCAGAATACACCAGTATGCTCTAGGAGTGAGAGAATGGGATTTTTTAAAAACCTCCTGACGAATATCGCAACCACCAAGCGCGTCTCGACCGTGCAGATGGTGCAGGAGCGCGGAAACGGATTTTACAGCTACAACGGCAAGATGTACCAATCCGATATCGTCCGCGCCTGCATCCGACCCAAGATCAAGGCCATCGGCAAGCTGACGGCAAAGCACATCCGGGAAACGGTCACGGCATCGGCGCGGAAGCTCGCCGTAAATCCGGAGCCGTATATCCGGTTCCTGCTCGAGGAACCGAACCAGTATATGACGGGCCAGTTGCTGCAGGAGAAGCTGGCCGCGCAGCTGGTACTCAACAACAACGCGTTTGCCGTGATCCTACGGGATGAAAACGGTCTGCCGAACGCCATTTTCCCGGTCGCGGCCATGCAGGCAGACGCGGTCTATGACGCGGGCGGGAATCTATACCTGAAATTTTACATGCAGAACGGCAATGTGCTGACGTTTGCATACGACGATGTGATCCACCTGCGCGGGGATTTTTACGAAAACGACATTTTCGGCGACCCCATCGCACCGGCCATTGTGCCGCTCATGGAGATCGTCACCACGACGGATCAGGGCATTGTAAAGGCCATCCGAAACAGCGCCGTGATTCGCTGGTTGCTGATGTTCGCCGCGTCCATGCGCCCGGAGGATGTGAAGAAGCGTGCGCAGGACTTCGCGGACAGTTTCTTGAACGTGACTAACGGAACGGGCGTTGCAGCAGTAGACGCAAAGGCAGAGGCGAAGCAGATTGACCCCAAGGATTACGTCCCGAACGCCGCCCAGATGGACAAAACCACGCAGCGCATCTACGCCCTGTTTAACACCAACCCGCATATCGTAACGTCGATTGCGACGGAGGACGAACAGAGCGCGTATTTTGACGCCGAGATCGAGCCGGTGCTGAAGCAGCTCAGCGGCGAGTACACCCGCAAGCTATTCTCCCGGCGCGAGCGCGGCTGCGGGAACCGCATCGTCTTCGAGGCCTCCGCGTGGGACTTCGCGTCGACATCGACAAAGCTGAACCTTTTGCAGCTGGTAGACCGAGGCGCGCTGACGCCGAATGAATGGCGGCGTGCGTTCAATCTTGCACCGGTAGACGGCGGAGACAAGCCAATCCGCAGGCTGGACACGCAGCCGGTCGACCGGAACACCACGCAGAAAGGAGATGAAACCACATGAAAATCAGCATTCGCGGGCCCATCGTATCCAGCAATCAGCACCGCTTCTATCAGTTTTACGGAATGGAGGCGACGAGCCCAAAATCCGTAGCGGACGCGCTTGCCAAGGGAAACGGTGAGCGGGCAGAAGTTGAGATCAATTCCGGCGGCGGCGAGATCTTCGCCGCAAGCGAAATCTACACCGCCCTGCGCAGCTACGCCGGCGGCGTCCACATCCGCATCGTCGGCCTCGCGGCCTCGGCCGCATCCATCATCGCCATGGCGGGCGAGTCGGAAATGACGCCGACCGGCATGATGATGATCCACAACGTCCAGACCAGAGCCGACGGCGACTACCGCCAGATGGAGCACACCGCCGGTGTCCTGCGCGACGCCAACCACGCCATTATCTTGGCATACGTCGCCAAGACCGGCAGGCCGGAGGCGGAGATCGCCGCCATGATGGACGCAGAAACATGGATCACAGCGGAGCGGGCCGTAGAGCTCGGCCTCGTTGACCGCGTGATGCAGCCGGATACCGACCAGAAACCGCTGGCAGCGGATTTTTATTCCGGCATGCTCAGCGAAGACGCGCTCCGGCGCGCGGAAAACTTTTTAAAAGGTCAGGCCGCAGAGCCTGATTTTTTTATGCCCGAACGGGCGCAGGCAGAAGCAAAACTGAAATTTTTAAAACTCAAAGGAGAACTGAAATGACGAAGGAATTTTACAACATCCAGCGCAGGCAGCTCATGGACGACGCCCAGAAGCTGCTGGACGAAGGCAAGACCGCAGAGGCGCAGGCCAAGATGAAGGAAGTCGAGGCCCTCGACGCCAAGTTTGAGGAGGAAGCCAAGATCCAGGCGAACCTCAACGCACTTGCGGGTCAGAAGGTTGCGGCACCGGCTGCGGCGGCACAGTCCGTCGACCTGTCCGGCACGGCGAAGACTCCGGACGTGCTCGACCGGTACGACACCGACGAGTACAAGAAAGCCTTTATGAACTACGTCCTGACCGGCAAGAAGATCCCGGCGGAGCTGACCAACACGGACGCGAACACCAAGACCTCCGACGTCGGCGCGGCCATCCCGACCACGACGCTGCAGAAGATCTACGAGAAGATCGAAGCGACTGGCATGATCCTGCCGCGCGTGACGCACACCTCCTACAAGGGCGGCGTGACCGTCCCGACCAGCTCGGCCAAGCCGACGGCCTCCTGGGTTGCCGAGGGCGCAGGCTCCGACAAGCAGAAGAAGGCGCTCGGCTCCATCACGTTCGCCTACCACAAGCTGCGTTGCGCGATCTCCATGTCGCTTGAGGTCTCCATCGTGACCTATCCGATGTTTGAGTCGCAGTTTGTCGCCAACGTCGCCGAGGCCATGGTCAAGGCTGAAGAACAGGCCATCATCAGCGGCTCCGGCTCCGGCCAGCCGAAGGGCATCACCAAGGAGACCGTCGTGACCGGCCAGAACATCGACATCGCTGCCGCAACGACCGCGCTGGCGTACACCGATCTGGTCAAGGCAGAAGCACTCCTGCCGCAGGCCTATGACGCAGACGCCGTCTGGTGCATGACGAAGAAGACGTTCTTTGAGCAGATCGTCGGCATGGTGGACGACAAGAAGCAGCCCGTCGCCCGCGTCAACTATGGACTCAGCGGAAAGCCGGTCTACTCGCTCTTTGGCCGCGAAGTCGTCCTCGTCGGCGACTATCTGCCGTCCTTCACGGCGAGCGTGACTGCGGACACGATCTTTGCGTTCATTTTCAACTTCAAGGACTACCTCTGGAACGAAAATCTGGGCATGACCTTCCGCAAGTACACCGACAACGCGACCGACGACGAGGTGACCGTCGCGCTGGCGCTCGTCGACGGCAAGTGTGTCGACACGAACAGCCTCGTCACGCTGACCAAGAAGAAGGCGTGACGGCGCGCGGCCAACAGGGAGGGATAACCAATGGCTTTGATCAACGTTGCAAAAACCGCCCTGCGGCTGACCACAAACGCCCTTGATGACGAGCTAAAAGACGAGATCGACGCCTGTCTCATGCGCCTGCACCTTGCTGGCGCAGAGGGAGCGGACGAAGATCCGCTGGTAAAGGACGCCGTCCGCGCATACGTCCGCTGGCAGCATGATTTCTGCGGCCGGGGCGAGGAATGGAAGACCTGCTTTGCAGATATCCGCGACGCTATGGGGCTGTCTGACGATTACCGGGCAGTCCAAGCCAGCGGCGGAGCAGGAGGTGCGTGCTGTGATCTTTGATACGCAAATCACGCTGCGCCTGTTCTCCTACCCCATCGTAAACGGCCAGACGGCGGAAAAGCTCGAACGCGAAACCACCGTCTGGGCTGCCCGCAAGTCCGTAAACCGCGCCGAGTATTATCAGGCCGCGCAAGCCGGCAAGCGCACGGACGCAATTTTCCGCATGCACAGCGCGGAATACGGCGGCGAGCAGCAGCTCGTCTGCGGCTCCGACGTCTTTGACGTCGTCCGCAGCTACGGGCAGGAAACAGAGGAAACCGAGCTGACCTGCAAGCGGAGGGACGGCGCATGATGATCTATGAGGCGCTATCAAACCTGGGCGTTCCGGTCTGCCATCCGCCATACAAGGGCGGGGAAGAAACCTACATCACCTATCAGCTGCTCGGCCAGTCCGGCCAGCTCTACGCCGAGGGCGGCGAGGCCGAGACCGGCGTGCAGTACGCTGTTTCCATCTTCGCCGAGGGCTTTGCCGCCGGGCTTTTAAAGCGCGTGAAAGCTGCGCTGGAGGCCGCTGGCTACATCGTCACCGTCGACATGGAAACCTACGATAAGGAAACAGGACGCACGCAGATCGCGCTCATAGCCGAAACGGAGGGCGCGGAGTATGGCTAACATCTCTATCACCGGTGTCGACGAGCTCATGGCCACGCTCCAAAAAGCGAATGTCTTTGATGAGGACATGCAGAAGGAACTCCTGTACGCCGCCGGGGATATCATCGTCGAGGAGCTGCAAAATGCCGTCCGGGCGAGCGGGTTCCGCACGGAAGCCTACGCCTCCAGCGTAAAATACCGCAAAACCATCAAGCAGGACAAAAACGGAGATCCGTATATCACCATCACGGCAGTCGGAAAAAACGAGCACGGAACGCGCAGAGCGACCGTGCTTTTTGTTTTGAATTACGGCCGTGCGAAGCAGTACGGGCAAATCACAGGAACTTATTTTTGGACAAAGGGCGTCAGGAACGCGCAGAAGCGCGTAAACACGGAGCTCGAAAAAATCCTTACACAAAAGCTGAAAGAAAGGGGCCTATTGTAAATGCCTAGTTTTGACTTACGCGGCATCCGGGCGGGGAAGTATAAAAACACGTCCGGCACCGTGACCTACACTGAGCCGACCGACGTCGGCGACGCCATGAGCGCGCAGCTGGAACTCAAGTTCGCCGAGGGCCGCCTGTACGCAGAATCCAAGCTTGCCGAGTATATCAAGCTCGCCACCGGCGGCACGATCTCGCTGGCTGTCAAGTACATCAAAAGGGCCGCACAGGCCATGCTCTACGGCTGCACATCCGATACGAGCAAGGAAAATCTGAAATTCTCGGCCAAGGACATCGCAAACTATGTCGGCGTCGGCTTTTACGCGCCGGATAAGATCGACGGTGTGACCAAGTACACCTGCGTGTGGGTGCCGAAGGTGCTGTTCGGCCCGCCCTCGCTGTCCTACCAGACCAAGGGCGAGAACATCCAGTTCAACACGCCGACGACGACCGGCGAATTCCTCGCAGACGATTCGACAGACGAGCTGCTGCTCGAGATCGAGACCGTCGACACCGCGGCGGAGGCCGTTGCCTGGATCAAGGGAAAGCTGGGTGAAACTTAATGGAAACGACCAAGTTTGACTTTGTAGACTACGAATTCGAGGGCAGGACCTACCGGCTCGTCTGCAACATGAATGTCGCAGCGTATGTGCAGGATGAATACGACGGCAATCTTCTGCAGGCGCTTGACCGGATCCATGGAATCAAAAGCACGCTGGCCTTTCTGGCCGGCATGCTGACCGACGCCGCCGACACGCAGGGGATTAAGGACGAAAACGGGCTGCCGCTGGTATTCACCAGGAAGCAGCTGGGCCGGAAGCTCACGCTTTCGCAGACGATCGAAGCCGGAAAACTGATCTATCCGCTGGTCTGGGCGGAGGTAGTCGAGAAAAATCAGGCCGGAAAAGAGCAGAAGGAAGACGAAAAAAACTGACACCGCCGGGGAAACCGAAGCAGCTGGGCTTTGATTTCCCCGGCTTCCTCGCAATCTGGCTCTTCCGGCTGCATCTGCCGGAGCGGGATTTCTGGAAGACCATGAGCCCGCGCCGCATAACGCTCCTGCTTGACGCGCTTGCGCCGCAAAAGCAGCCGGAGCAGCAGGAACAGCCGCAGAGCCTGTCGGCCTATCTGAACGGAGGCACCTAACATGCCGAACATCAATACAAAATTTACGCTTTCGGGCGAAAAAGAATACAAGCAGGCCATTTCCGAGATCGGCAGCGGCATGAAGGTGCTGGACGCCGAGATGCGGAAAGTAACGTCCGCGTATGGAAAAAATGCAGACAGTGCAAAGCTGCTAGGGCAACAGAATGACATCCTGCAACGGCAGATCTATTCGCAAACAGAAAAGATCCGCTATATGCAAGAGGCTCTGAAAAATTCCGTAAAAAAAACGGGAGAATCCAGCAAAGCTACAATGGCGTGGAAGGCCAGCCTGCAAAACGCAACAGCGAAACTGAACGATCTAAATAACCAGATGCGCGAAAATGAACAGCGCATGAATGGGGAGAAGGAACGCAAATACCGGGAGAATATCGAACGGCTCAGCGCAAGCATGGACGTGCTGGACGCCGAGATGCGGAAGGTATCGGCAAAATATGCGGATAACGCAGAATCAGCAGAACTTTCGGCGGCGAAAACGGACCTGCTAACCCAAAAAATAAGCCTGCAGTATGACAAAATCGATAACCTGAAAGCTGGGCTCGAAGAAGCCGCAGAAAATTACGGATCAAACGCAGTGGAAACGCTGCGCTGGGAAAAAGAACTCAATAACGCGGAAGCCGAGCTTTACAAGCTGAACGGGCAGCTGAAAAACAACACAGAGCAGATAGAAGACACGACCACCGCAACCGAGGACGCCGGGCAGAGCATGGGCAACCTCGGCGACGTGGTGAACGGCCTGACCTCCAAGCTCGGGATCCAGCTGCCGGACAGCATGAAAACGTCCATGAACGGCATGCTGCAGCTCGACACTACGACAGTCGCAGTTGCGGGCGGATTTGCCGCCGTCGCTGCGGCGATCGTAAAGGCGGAAAAAGCGCTGATCTCCATGACGAAGGAAGCCGCCTCGAATGCGGACGATCTGCTGACGCTCGCCTCCGTGACCGGCACGACGACCGATTCCGTGCAGGAGCTTAACTACATGGCCGACCTCACGGACGTCTCCTTTGACCGTATCAAGGACAGCCTCAAGGAAACCACCAACAAGATGCAGGAGGCCGCGACCGGTACGGGTGACGCCTACGAGGCGTACAAGCGGCTGAAAGTTGAGATTACAAACACCGACGGCAGCCTCCGCAGCGCGCAGGATGTATTTTACGATACCATCGACGCGCTCGGCGAGATGAAAAACAAGACCGAGCGGGACGCACTGGCTATGGATCTCATGTCCGAGTCCGCACAGGAGCTGAACCCGCTGATCGAGCTCGGAAGCGAGAAGATGCAGGAGTACGCGCAGGAAGCGCACGACATGGGCTATGTCCTCGACAGGGACGCGCTCAAATCCCTGCAGGCCGCCGACGACGCCTATGCCCGCCTGCAGAACACGCAGGAGGGCGTAAAAAACCAGCTGTCCGCCGAATTCGCCCCGTACCTCGAAGAATTCTACGGCGACGTGACCACAATGGTAAAGGACGGCGGCAAGGCGCTCAAGGACTCCGGCATTGTCGACTCGTTCGGCATGCTGCTGGATACCGTCGGAGATATCCTGAACCCCATGTCAGACTTATCCAACAACCGCGTCCCGGCGCTCACGAAAGCGCTTCAGCCGCTTGCAAAGGTCATGGCGCTCATGGCCGACGCGGCGGAGCTTTTAAAAGGCGTTATCAACTTCAGCACCGGCCACATCAGCGAGGGCTGGGGACAGATGACGCACGCGCTCGGTTTCGGCTACTCCAGCGGAAACGGAAACAACTACCAAAATCTGCTCGACAGCTACACAGCGCAGCAGTGGGGGCAGAGCGCGGCAGACCTCGCCAAAGCCTACGAGGATGCAGTTGCCCGCGGCGACCCGTCCACCATCGGCATCACAGAGGACGAATGGGTTCGCCGCTATCTGGGCGGCAACGCCGCCGGAACGGACAACTGGCGAGGCGGATGGACGCGGGTGAACGAAAACGGTCTCGAGCGGATCTTCCTGCCGTCCGGATCGCGCATCCAGACAGCCAGCGAAACGCGCTACACCTCCGGCGATACCTACAACACCACCGTCTACGTTGATCATGTGGACGACCTCGACACCATCCTCCGCATCGCCAAAAACGCACGCATCACAGCCAGAATGGGGGCGAAGTAAATGCCGATCTTTACAGTGCAGGCGAGTGGGTCGACAGCAGTTGCAAAGAACCACCCGAATACAAACTACTCAAATCTTACGCAATACAAGTTGTTTGTGGAGCCGTTTACAAACAATTCCGGAACGTTCGGAGGGTGGGACAACATACTACTGAAATTCGGAGAACCGGCAGCAGCGTACAAGTACAAACGCATTACAAAGGTTAAGCTTGTGCTATATGCAATGCCAACGAAAGGCATATTGGGGAGCTGGGGGGCAGCATATATATCAGCCTATGCGCTCGGGCTGAAAGAACCGCTTGATGTAAGTACGGCGACATATGCGACGCAGCCGCAGCAGTTGAAAGATGGATCAACAAGCGGGTCGGCAAGTTGGAACGAACTCAATAAAGTTGTACAGGCGCAGGTGACATTCACAATGTCGCAATACAATGCAGCGGAGAAAAATGGACTTGAACACGGTCTGCGCAACGGCTTTTTGTTTGCATTTATAACGGGCGGAGAAGGACACGCATCAGAGGCGATTTTTTATGGTGCAAAATCATCATACAAGCCATTCCTTGAGTGCGAATACTCTAATGATAATGTAGGAATAAAGGCGGAGAATTTTGCACCGTCGTCAGGGGCTTTTGTAAACAGAACGCAAAAAAATACATTTACATGGGATACCACTGACGACACAGATCTCACACAGACGTGCTTTGCGGAGATAAAACAAACCTCCGCTGTTTTTGAGTGGCGCGTAAAAAACGCAAGCACATCAAAAACGATAAGCGTATCTGGCTCGACGACCGCTTGCACGGTCCCGGCAAACACATTCCCGTCCGGGACGCTCGAATGGCGCGTAAAGGTGACGGCAAACAGCGGCACGACAACGACGTCCGCATGGCAGGAGATCACGACAACAGACGTTACCCCGACGGCCAAGCCCGTCTCCCCTTCCGGCATCGTCATCGACGCGACCATCGTCAACCGCTTTTCGTGGAAGCACATCATTTCCACCGGCACGCCGCAGCGCAAGGCGGATCTGCAGTGGTCCGCCGACGGAACGACCTGGAACACGCTTGCGACCGTCACCGGCGAAAATCAGTATTACGACGTTCCGGCGAACAAATTCACAAGCGGAACAAAATACTGGCGCGTCCGCACCTACAACACAGACGGCACGCCGTCGGAATGGAGCGACAAGGCAGAGTTTATCGCCATCAACGCTCCGTCCGCACCGTCCATCGTGATCCAGTCCACCGGACCGCGCCCGCGCATCACATGGCAGACCTCCGAGCAGGAAGCCTATCAGCTGACGCTCTCGAGCGGCTACGCCTCCGGAACGGTCTACGGCACGGAGAAAGCATGGCGCTCGCCGGTCTATCTCGCTGACGGCAGCTACACCGTCCGCGTGCGCGTGCAGAACAAGTACGGCATGTGGTCCGAGTGGAGCGCAGCCGCGCTCCCCGTTTCGCACACCGAGGGCGAGGCGATCACGCTGTCGGCCGGCGCAAGCCATGAGGCCGCGCTGGCCTGGCAGACCGCAGGCAGCTATGATTTTTATCTGATCGAGCGGGACGGCGTCGCCATCGCCCGCACTGCACAAAAGCAGTACATCGACCACACCAGCATCGGCAGCGTGACCTACCGCGTGCGCGGCTGTTACGCAGACAGCGACAACTACGGCGTGTCCAATTCCGACACTGTCGAAGTGCTGCCCGAGACCAACATGATCTGCGACCTCGAGACCGGCGTCTGGCTCGAGATGCGCCTGTCCGAAACGCAGCTGCGCACCAACCGAACCAGTTTCTCGGCCGGGGTCTCGACTGTCCATCTGGCCGGGCTGGCCTATCCCGTCGAGGAGCGCAGCGAACAGCGCGACCGCGCCCTGTCCGTCGCCTGCGCCTGGCCGCACGCGCAGCGGGCCGCCGCCCTCGCGCTGGAGGCCCTTGTCGGCCGCCTCGTCTGCCTAAAGGACCACTACGGCAATATGGCCATCGGCTCGCTCCCGTCGCTCGAGAGCAACTGCGACGAGTTCATGCGCCGCTATTCCTTTACCATCTCGCACACCAACCGGGAGGAGGCGATCACCCTTGACCCGTGACGTAAGCTACCGCATCGACGTGCTCCGGAACGGCGCGCCCATCGCGCAGCTGCAATGGGACACAGGCAGCCCGCCGCAGATCATGAGCGACTGCGCCGCGAACATTCACGGCACGCTCAAGGGCAGCTTTCTTCTCAATGCCGTAGCGGCGTGGGAATCGGACGAGCTGCGGCCATGGATCATCGTAAACGGGACGGAGCACTCTCTCGGCATCTATCAGGCTGCGACCGTCAGCCAAAAAGGAAGCGCGGGCAGCACGCGCGTAGAGATCGAAGCATACGACCGCTGCTGGCGCGTGTATACGCAAAAAACCGAGACGATCCTGCATCTTGCCGCTGGCTCGTCGTACATCACCGAGATCCGCAAGCTGCTGACAGCCTGCGGCATCTCGCTCGTGATCGCAACGCCGAACGCCGCTGTGCTGGCGACAGACCGCGAAGACTGGCCAATCGGCACAAGCTATCTGACGATCATCAACACGCTGCTCTCGGAGATCAATTACGAAAGCCTCTGGTTTGACGCGGACGGCGTGTGCCGCCTCGAACCGTATCAGGAGCCGTCCGCAGCAATCATCGACTGGCGCTACGGCGTGACAGACCTGTTTCTCCCGGAGAAGCATCCGGGGCCGGACTGGTCGGACGAAACGGACATTTTTGACGCGCCGAACGTCTTCGTCGTGACCTGCAACAACCCGGACATGGACGCGGCCATGGTAGCGACGGCCGTCAACGACAATCCGGCCTCCAAGAAGTCCACCTTTAAGCGCGGCATGCGCATTACCTCCGTCGAGCGGGTAGACAATATCGCCTCGCAGGAGGAGCTGCAGGCCTACGCCGACAAGCGCCGCAACGAGTCGCTGCTTGCTACGCGCGCCATTACATTTTACACGCTCAATGAGCCGGGGCACGGCGTCGGAGATATCCTGGCCCTGACGCACGACGAGATCGGCGGCATTTACCTTGAAACCGGCTGGTCGGTCACGATGCAGGCCGGAAGCCTCATGACACACTCTGCAAAAAGGACGGTGATCGCATAATGGAGGGCATCAACAGCTTATTTGTATCATCGATCAGCATGCCGGACGAAAATCTGCCGGAGAACTTTCTGGCGACCGTCGGCGCGGTCTATGACGACGGTCTGTCCCTCATCCTCGAGGGGCAGACCGAGGCAACGACGAAGCATTACAAGTGCAACACGTCGGCCACCTTCGCTGCGGGCGACCGCGTCAAGGTCGCGCGGATCTCCGGCAGCTATATCGTCGAGTACGTCGTAGGCCCGCCGGGAAGCGGCGGGAGCGGAGGAGAGAGCGCTCCGCCAGACAGAATCAAAAAAGATAGTTACGGCATGTACGTCAAAAGCAATTTCTTGCTGCCACTTTACGGGAATGAAAGCATCGGCGCGACAAATGTGCCGTTTTACGGGGTGGCTGCAAATAGGGTTTGGCTGTGCTATAACGCAAGCAAATACGCAGCATTAAGGTGCAACAGCGACGGGAAACTGCTTGTGAACGGCACTGTGATTGCATAGGAGGCGAAATAACATGATCCAGATCCACATCACCAAAGCCTGCGCGCATCTGTGCTCGCCGCCGGAGCTTCTGACGGCGGGCATGGCGAAGGCCGTCAGCGTCGAATTCGCGTTTTCATCCGACTGGGACGGGCTGACGAAGACCGCCGTCTTTACAAACGGCAGGGCCACCATCGACGTACTCCCGGCGAAATGGGATGGCGATACCGTGACCGTCCCGCCCGAGATTCTCGCCGTGGCGGGGCGCTATGCCCGCGTCGGCGTGTACGGCACGAACGCCTCCGGCGTCGTGCTGCCGACCGTCTGGGTATCGCTCGGCAAGGTGCAGCCTGCGGTGGAGCCGTCCGGAGATCCTTCGGCGGATCCCACACTCCCCGTCTGGGCGCAGCTGCAAGAGCAGATCGGCAACCTCGCCGACCTCGAGACCTACAGCAAGGACAACCTCGTCGCCGCCATCAACGAAGCCCGCCAGTCGGGCGGCGGAGGCGGGGGAGGCTATCAGATCGGTGACGGCCTCAAGCTGGACGCCGAAACCAACACCCTGTCCGTCGATACGGCGGACGCAGTCGAAAAGGACAACACCAAGCCTGTCACCTCCGCCGCCGTGTATGCGGAGGTCGGCAATATCAACGCCCTGCTGGCGACCATCTAAAGGAGTGATTTTATGAGCACACAGACTGAAATTACAAGATTGCAGACCGCGCGGAACAAGCTGCGCACATGGCTCGTCGGCCTCGGCCTTGCCGCGAGCACGGACAAGCTCGACGCGCTGGCCGACAAGGCATCGGCCATCAAAAATCAGGGCGCGGTTGACGCCAACGTCAAGGAGGGTGAGTCCTACACCATCCCCGCGGGCTATCACAACGGCTCCGGCACGGTCAAGGGCGTCTCCGGCGGCGGCAACTACAACCTGCAGGCCAAATCCGTCACGCCGACGAAGGAGCAGCAGTCCGTCACACCAGATCAGGGCTATTACGGCCTGTCCGGCGTGACAGTCGGCGCGATTCCGGAAAACTATCAGGACGTCTCCGCCACGACCGCCGCGCCTGCCGACGTGCTGGCGAATAAAGTCTTTATCGATGCGGACGGCGTAACGCAGGCAGGCACCATGCCGGACAACGGCGCGGTCGAAAAGGTTCTGGACGCTACGACCGGCAATCAGGAATACACCGTCCCGGCGGGCAAGCACTCCGGCGCGGGCAAGGTATCTGTCGCGCTGGAAACCAAGTCCGCCACGCCTGCCGAGGCCGCGCAGGACATTACGCCAACCAAGGGCAAAGTCCTCGGCAAGGTCACGGTCGGCGCGATCCCAGACAAATACAAGGACGTTTCCGGCGTGACTGCCGGAGCTGCTGACGTGCTGGACGGAAAGTTTATCGTGCTGGCCGACGGCAGCAAGGTCGAGGGCACTATGGCCAACAACGGCGCGATTGCGAAGACTATCGACGGCCTCACGCAGACCAGCGTAGACATCCCCGCAGGCTATACCTCCGGCGGCACTGTCAGCATGACAGACGACATCGAAAACGCCCTCGCTTCGATTTAAAGGAGGAACAGACATGAGCGTACAGACAGAGATCGATCGCATTATCACGGCAGTCGGCGCGGCGTATGACGCAGTGGAGGCCAAAGGCGGCACAGCCCCAGCAGCACAGACCATCGAAGGGCTTGCAGCCGCGATCAGCGGCATAAAATCCGCACCGACTACACCGTACATGGAAGCAGAGTATATTGCGATGGAGGATGGCGGCGGCAACGCGAACCACTATATCAAGCGCGCAAAACTCTATAACCACACGGCAATCTATATGTATGAGTTCGCGGGGCAGGACCAACTACAAAACCTTGACTTTAGTGATGCTTCAAATAACATCACAGCAATAGAACCAGAGGCGTTTTATCTGGCACAGGTGAATGGGTTGGTTCTGCCAAATACGATCAGCGTGTTAGGGACGGCATGCTTTACTTCTGCATACATCGCAACGCTGACAGTTCCGCCACTTGTGACAGTGCTTCCAATAGAGGCGTTTTCGAGGATTCGGCCAGTCTACAATAATGAAACGGAGGAAGAACTTCCGATCAATATCATCCTGCCACAAAATCTCACCAAAATAGAAGACTCTTGCTTTGAAGGCTCACAGATTCAGCAGATCAATATACCGGATACGGTAACAGAGATCGGGGACAGGGCTTTTATCGACTGCACTTTCCTTGCATCGATTACATGCTTGGCCGCAACGCCACCTGTGCTTGGACTTAACGCATTCAGCTCGGACACAGCGGGATTTACCATCAAAGTACCGGCTGCATCGGTCGCGGCGTATAAAGCTGCCGACGGATGGAAAGATTATGCGAGTTACATCGTTGCGATGTGAACGCCGAAAACCGGAAAAGGGAGAACACCATGGACACCAAGACCATCATCGTTACGCTCGTCACCGACCGGACGCAGGCGGACGTGGAGCGCGTCAAGGCGCTTGCCGCGAAGGGCTTTGCTGCCATGACCGCAGCCGAACAGGCGGAATGGCTGGCCGGGATGAAGGGCGCGTATAACGCAAGCGACATGAATCGCGTGGGAACCGCCCTGAACTATCTGGCGGCGCGCCTCAGCTCGATTTGCGGCAGGAGCATTGCATGGACGGCAAAAACAGATTGGGCCGTAACGGACATTATAACGGCCTCGCAGGCGGCGGAATACCGGCGGCAGGTGCAGTCCATCCGGGACGCACTGGCATACCCCGAAGGAACGCCGGACGCGCCGGAGCTGGGCCGCCTGACCTACACCGATGCAAACAACATCGAGCGCATTCTGAAACTCTGCGAGGACTTAATCGTCAACGTTGCAAAATCTTTTCGCCACACTGGCGCGGCGGAGTGCGCCGCAGGAGGACTTCTGACATGAAAGACAGACAGCCAACACAAGTTTTATCCAACGGCGCAATCCGGTACGGCTTTTACAACGCCGACGGAACCCTGAATCACTACGAATATCTCAAGCGAGACGACGCCCCGACCGAAGAGGGAACGCCTCTCAACAAGGCGAATCTGCTATCCGATACCACTGCCGCCAAGCTCTGGCCGAACGCAACCACGAGGCCGGAGGACCCGACAGTCAACGACGCGCTCGGCAAGCTTTCGGAGGGTACGGCCAAAGTCGGCGACATCGCTATCACGTCTCGCACAGACCTCTCCGACGCATGGCTCCCGTGCGACGGTAGGTACATTTCCGGCGCACAGTACCAGGAACTGTTCAATATATTGAGATCCAGCAAGACCGATGCTGCGTGGGATGTTTCCACGTTGATGAACGCAAATCTCTACAATCCAAGCATTTCATATGCAAATGGGTATTGGTTTATCACGAGCGCGAATAGCAATAGCCCTGATTATCTGGACGGTAAAATCTACTATTCTTCAGACCTTGTTTCTTGGAATGATATTTCTATACCTAAAAATCCATTGAAGGGAAAAAAATATACAGGCCTCACCATAATTAGCAGCAGTATAGTAAGGCAGACTACGGTTCAATACTTAAACGGGGAATATGTGCTTGTCTTTTATATGAGTTTTGTCACAGATCCCGGCGGAGCAAATAGTTCTCGTTTGTACGTTTGTGCGCACACTGATACGCTTAATCCTGTTAGCTGGAAATTCACTGTACTATCTACTACGGAAGACTTTTTACCGGAGAGTTATCCCCCTCCCGTGTGGCTGTTTTATGACGGATCAAAGTATATTGCATCGATCGAGTATCAGGACGCTAAGGACTACGAATGTCTATACCGCGCTGATCTCGTCGAAGAACCAGAAGCAATTACCTTAGACGGATGGGCATTTTCAAAATACAGTGACAGCAGCTTGCCGAAAAAATATAATGCGGAAACGGGGTATTTTTATAGGATATATGATTACTACGAAAATTCTACGCGTAGGCAACAGCTTCAGCGAACGCAGTATCCGCTCGACCAAAGCTCGTGGACGACTGTTTTCAGCCATACGTCTTTCGACGTTTTGGAGTATGCCGTAGACGGAAATACCATTTCAATCATAACGGCCTCATCGGATAACAAATACGCCTATTTCAAATCCGAAAATAATGGTGCAACGTTTACGCAGGTTATTGCAAACTCTACGATATCTGGTTTAACAGCGTCAAGGTACGAATTTCCCGCCGGTATGATTCTTGTGGACGGCGTATCCGTGTGTGTCGCTGCATCATCTAGCGCGTACACCACCCAAAAATTAGTACTTGCGGATGATGACGCTTCTGGCTTCGTGTGTATAACAATGCCGCACGCGCTCAACCGGTTCATCAACACATATCAGCCCGCGGCAGCGTGCGGGAGCTTGGCGGCGGTCGTAACTTCCGCCGCAGGAAATGGGTACATAATGTATCATGATTTCGCGTATGGAGATAAGAAAATCCCAACAGTTACACCGGGGCTTCGCAGTCATGCCTACATCAAGGCATTGGAGGAATAGCCATGCGTGATAGAATCGGCACAAACGATCTCGCAAACGGGGCCGTCCGCTACGGGGCGTATGACGCGGCAGGAAGTCTGCTGCGTTATGAATGGCTTCGCCCGGAGGACGAGCCGCTGGAAGCCGGAACGCCGCTCACAGCAGAAAATCTGCTGACCGCGCAGGCCGCCGAAAAGATCTGGCGAGCGGGCGACGCACCGGCGAACCCGATGGTAAATGAGGCATTCGAGAAGCTGTCGGAACCGAACTACCGCGTCGGCGATACCCTCACAACCGTCCGCGTCCTATACGCCCCGTGGCACGCCTGCGACGGATCGACGTTCTCGCAGACGGCCTACCCGGCTCTCTACGCCGTCCTCGGCGGCACGACGCTGCCGACGATCAGCTATTCCAGCGATACCACCACCTACATCAAAATGGCGGACGATTAGCCCGGCAAAATAAAAGAGAAAGGTACGGAAAAATGGACACCAAAACCATCATCGTCACGCTCGTCTGCGCCGTGCTCGGCTCGTCCGCGCTTACGGCGGTAGTGAACGCCGTCATCGGCGCGATACAGAAAAAGCGCGGCAAGGCCACAACGCAGGAGGCGCACCTTGCAGAGATCGACAAAAAGCTCGGGAAAATGCAGGAGCATCAAGACGAGCAGTATCTGGCGATCCTCCGCCTTACCATCATGTCAGAAGAGATGCCAATGGCAGAACGCCTGATCGCCGGGCAGAAATACGTCAAGCTGGGCGGGAACGGCGACGTGAAAAAATTCCTGCACCAGCTGGAGGCGCAATGCGGACATAGCAATGGAGTTTAGCAAGAAGTGGCTGATATGCAGCGCGCTCGTCAGCCTCGCACTCATCATCGCCTGCGCGGCAGGCGCAGACCTGACGGAGATCACGCTTGCGGTGCTGGCCGAAACAACGGCCTCCAGCGGCTTTTACCTCTGGAAAGCCAAAAATGAAAATCGCGCGAAGTACGCGCAGAAGTACATGGATAAATGGGCCGAAAAATACGGCCCGGAAGCGGCAGCACGCATCGCGGAGATCGTGCTGAAAGATTGAAAGGAGCATACTTATGGACTACACACAGATCATCTCGGCAGTGATCGCGCTCATCAGCGCGCTCGTCTCGGCGTTTCTGATTCCGTGGCTCAAAACCAAGATTGATGCGGACAAGCTGCAAACGCTCCGCACTTACGTTGAGATCGGCGTAAAGGCGGCGGAACAGCTGTACACCGCGACAGACGGCGCGGCGAAAAAGGCGTATGTCGTGAACTTCCTCGCCGAGAAGGGCATTCAATTTGATGTAGAAACGATCGATAAGCTGATCGAGGCCGCCGTGCTGCAGCTGCACCACGAGTTGTACGGGAGTGAGCGGGCATGAGTATCAAGATCGGACAGGCCAGTCTCGGCGAGACGGGCGGCCGCAACCAGCAGCCCGGCAACCAGACCGGGCGGGAGCTGAATATATCCAGCTGGTACAATGGCCGCTGGCTCGGCGTACTGCGCTACAAGAGCCGCAAAAAGGCCGAGCGGGCCGCGCAGACGTGCGAGGCGGCCATTAAGAACCCGAACATCGGCTACGACATGGACGACCGGAACACGGCGTATGAGGCAGCCAGAACCGTCGGATGGGACGTGAGCAAGATCACAAAGCCAGTGGAGACGGACTGCTCCGCGCTCATGATGCTCTGCGCCGTGGCTGCAGGCTGCGCGTCGGTCGAAGCTCTCTACCGTCGGCAGGGCAACAGCTGCACAACATACTGCATGCTGCATGATTGGCCAGCAACGGGAGATTTTGTGCTGCTAACCGGCAGCAAATATCTGACGACGGACGCGAATCTCCTGCGCGGGGACGTGCTGGTAAGCGAGGGCCATACCGTGATGGCCCTCGAAGATGGAAAAAATGCAGAGGAGGAAACCGAAATGATAGAAAAGAGCAAGATCATCGTGGACGGCAAGGAAGTTGCCGTTGAACGCATTTTAAAAGACGGCACGAACTACGTCAAGGTGCGCGATCTGGCCGCTGCGCTGGATCTCAAAGTCAGCAACAAGGGCAATATCGCCGTGCTGACGCACAAGGAAAAGTAAGCCCCGCCCGGCGGCGGGCCGAAGGGAGTGACAGCAAATAACTGCGCGGCTGGCTCTACCGAAGGAGCTGGAACACCTCACGCGCAGCGACTGGGAGCGCGTCACTGACGAGGGACTTTTGGACGTGATCGATCAGCAGATCGTGAATCTTTATATCGTGCGCAGGCTCCCGCAGATGGACGCCGCCGCCGAGATCGGCATCGACCGCAAAACCATCTCCCGCCGCCTGCCGCACATCTACAACACCGCCCGCCGTCTGGTAGGGAAAACGGACAAAGAGAAAGCGCCATGAGCAACGGCCCATGGCGCTTTTTCCATGCCCGCATGTCCCACAAATGGTACACAAATGTCCCGGAAATGTCCCCCATAAAAACTGGGAAAGCGGCAGAATGAGGATAGGAGCTGGCCAGCTTACTTATTTTTACCGGAGGTATTTTTTTATGGAATACGCAAGCAATGGCAAGGGCAATCTGGGCGTGACGCTCGGTGCAATCGGTACGGGCCTCGGCGTTCTGAACGGCGGTCTCGGGGGCATTCTCGGCGGATTCGGCGCGAATCCTGCTGCGGCTGCGGCTATGGCTGCGGGTAACAGTGACAACCACTATGTCAGCCGGTATGAGGCTGGGCAGTCAGCACGGATCGCAGAGTTGGAGACGGAAGTGAAGCTGCGCGACGCGAACGCTTACACCGACAAGAAAATGCTCGAGTTGTACCAGTACACGGACGGCAGAATGCGTTCGATTGAAGAACAGCTCTGCCAGCAGCGTGTCATCAACGCGCAGACTACGGCAAACCTGGCCTGCATGCAGAACGAGATTGCAACCCTGTCCGGCATGACCAAGACAGTGATCCCCATTGCCAACATCTGCCCGGAACCGATGCAGCGGTATAACAGCTGGACGGCTCCGACCGGCACGGCGACGACCAGCGAGGGCTAAATGCAAGGGGCGGCAATAGCCGCCCCAACTTAAAACGGAGGTATCTGTATGACAGTGACAATAGATCAGGCATTAAATGGCTTAGAGCGATTCGCGAATAGCGAACTGATTCCACGGCTACCGGAAGGTATTGGCGTGGCTGCGGCTATACTTATGCGGATGGCAAAGGACGGCGGGAAAGAGCGACTGCTTGCAATGAAAGACAATTTCTTTGTGCAGCTGACTGGGGCGCTTGACGAGGAGGGAAACGTCGACATCGATCGTTTATACAAATACGCTCGGGATGAGATCGACGGAAAAAAGATTAAGCTGTTTTCAATCAAAGACAAAGATATGCGGTTTGACGTGACAGACGTAGACAAGCTTTACAAATATATTCAGGAGGTGTGAGCATGAAAGAGTATATGGAGAAACTTTATCACAAACTGCACGAGGCCATGGAGAAACCTGTGACGCTCGGAAGCGCAGAGGAAGTCGGCTTGTACGCGAAGACGATCAGCAGGCTGGAAAAGCTGGACTGCCGCGCAGACGAGCCGGATGCGGCAGCGTTTGACCGAGAAACGGCCATGCACTGGGCCGAACACATGCAGAACGCCGACGGCTCGACCGGCCCGCACTGGACGATGGATCAGACGACGGCCGTTGCCGAGAGCATGGGCATTCAGGCACCTGTGGTCCCACGCTGGGCGTGGGGCGTGACCATGAACATGATGTACTCGGACTACTACCCCGTCGCCGTAGAGTTCGGCCTCAACCGCCCGGAGTTCTACGCTGCTCTGGCAAAGGCGTTTCTGCTCGACAAGGACGGCCCCGGCCCGGAGCGAAAGCTGATGGAGTATTATGAGCATATCGCAAAATAAAAAAATACCCTCTCCAATCCGGAGAGGGTATTTTCATCTCTGCACGATCATCCCAATAACACCATTTACAAATATGATGTGTTCGGATAAGTGCATATCTGGTACGCCGGACGCGCCGAAATCCGAAACGGAGGGAGGCGCGAGGGCGAGGGAATCAGAGTAGGTGATTTGCGTGGAATCGGTGACATTTAAAAACAACTTAAATGTATCATCATACAAATAAATCGAATTTACAAATAAATCTATAACCTTTTTGCGGTATTCCAGATCGGATCGGTCGCCAGTGCGGAACTGGTTGAGCCATACGACGATGTCCTCTTTTTTGATCTGGACACGGCTGGCGATGCGGAGAGATGCAAGATCGGCTTCCAGCGCCTGCTTTCGGGCCTCGGCAGTTTCAATGCGCTCGTTGATCCTGCGGCGGGCAGCTTCCGCCGTTGCGGAGATCAGCGCATCGACAAGCTGATCGATCTCCTTGTCGGCGTCGCGGATCTGCTTCTCCAGCGGCTTAATGCCGGATGCGTCATAGCTCTTTTGATACTCCGCCACAACGCGCTCGGCTGCGCCGTCGATCCAGCTGTCCGTCAGGACGCACGAGCCGATATAATCCACAACACTGGCTTCGAGTTCGTCCTTGCGCTCATTGCGCTTTTTGCAGGTGTGCTGCTTCTTCCGCGCCGCGCAGGTGTAATAGTAATACGTCGCGCCGTGCCTGCCGCGCCCACACTCCCCTATCATCGGCGCGCCGCACTCGCCGCAGAAAAGCTTCCCATGCAGCAGGTATTCCACCTTCGCCTTTGCATGGCCGGGGGCCTTGGCATTCGCATTGAGCCGGTCGCGCACACGCTTTTTCAGATCCTTTGAGACGATGGCCGGGAATGCGTCTTCGATCACGATCTCGCCGAGGTAGTCGTACCTACCGATATACCGCTCGTTTGCAAGGATCCGCTTTACCGCGGCCAGCGTGAGCGGGTTCCCGCGCTGGTTGCGGTAGCCCAGCCGCGCGCAGTCGGCCACGATCTGCTTTTGCCCGGCACCGTCGGCATACTGCTCATGGATAAAGCGGACGATGCGGGCCTCGTCCTCGTTGATCTCGTACTGCTTATTTACAACGCGGTAGCCGAGCGGGGCGAGGCCGCCGAGGCTCAGGCCCTTCTCAGCGTTCTGGCGCATCCCGCGACGGACATTCTGGGCGAGCTGGCGGGAATATTCCTCTGCCATGGCCTCCAGGATCGCCTCGAGCAGCACGCTCTCGCTGCTGTCGCCGACGCCCTCGGTGACGGACAAGACGCGCACGCCGTTCGCGCGCAGTTTCTTTTTGTAGATCGCGCTGTCGTACCGGTCGCGGGAAAAGCGATCGAGCTTCCACACGAGCACAAAATCAAAAGCGTGCTTCGCGCTGTCCGAAATCATGCGCTGGAATTCCGGCCGCGTTTCGGCGTATCGCCCGGACAGCGCCCGGTCGCAGTATTCGCCAACGACGCAGTATCCGCGCTGCTGCGCGTATTCGCGGCATTTAGCAAGCTGGCCGTCTATGGATTGGTCATTTTGCCCGGCGGAAGAATACCGGGCGTAGATCACGACGTTGGCAAGATTCAAATTATCCACAAAAGCCTCCAAAGATACCGCTCTGGCTGATCGGGCCGGGGCGGTAATTTTCATGTGCGAATCCAGCCGATTGATGGGATGAGCACGTCGGCCACAAGCACAAGGGCACACAGCGAAAGAATGCCCAAGAGGATGAGCGTAACAAGCCGGTGCATACGCAGGGATTTCTGCTGCTGGGCAAGCTGCGCACGAAGGGCCGCGTTCTCGGCACGGAGTTTTTCAGCATCGGAAGGCTCGGCAGGCTCGGCAGGCTCGGCAGGCTCATCATGCGGGATGCCGAAATACTCATCCATAGAAACGCCCATCTCCCGGCAGATCGGGCCGACCGTGTAAACAGACGGATTTTTGATGTCGCCGCGAAAGAACTGGGATACGGTGCCGACGGAAAGGTCGGTATTTTCGGCGACGTCCTGATTTGTTTTGTGCGGAGTGATCGTCTGCTTCTGCTCACGGCACAAATCAGATAATTTTTCCTTCAA